ATAATTCCATATTAAGAACATCAAAATCTCTATCACCAAAAGTAGTATCGCCAATACTTATAGTACCACCACTCGGCATAGATATATTTTGTGTAAATAAAGTATTACCAGTTGTTGCAGTTAGAAAATTACCAAATACAAATGAATTAGTTGCATCATCAGTAACTACATTTCTTTGACCAAATACAATTGTATTAGCACCATCAACTATATTATTTGAACCTATTACAGTTGAAGTAGCATTAACTACATTACTATTACCATTAATAGTACTTGTACCAAAATTAGCAATATTATTATTACCGTTAATACTTGCAACCGCTTTTGGAAATATAATATTATTCCTACCATTTATAGGTTGCCAAACTGTTTCACCACCATTAGCATTATTAAACCAATCTCTAATGTGTCCAAAATCCCATATTGTTTTTTGTCTTGTAGGTGTAAATGTATTTATGATAGGTTTAACTTTTTCAGTAAATGGAAATTGTGAAAAATCATCAAATGATATAAGTTCTACTTTAGTTGGTTCATGTGAATTAGCATCATAATCAACTACTCTATTTATATTCCACCAAGTATTATTAACTAATATCTTATCACTAAGTTTCATATTGTTAATATCCCTTTCAGTTAAATTAAACATAGCAGTTAACATATTACCATTATTAATTAATGATAACGTTCTACGCCAATGTAAATTAAATAAGTTGTTATTGGTATTGCTATTTAAATTTGATAGATAATAAAAATCACATTGACCAAAATTTAAGTCAAATGTAGGATTATTCGGTCTATCAAAATGTGATAAAAATGGATAAGTAGTTAAATTAGTTAAAGTATTAGCAGTTGAACCAGTACCATAATTGATAATATCATATTTATTACAATCATATACACCACCATCATATAAAATCCTTAAATTACTTGTAGGAGCGTTACCAATAATCATAGGTAAATCAGCACCTAAACCAAATGAATTACACATTGGAGTAGGAGCAAATATCAATTCAGTTCTCGTTACGTCTTTAACATATTCATTAGTAAATATGTATTCTAATTGACCATAAGTTTCATTAGTTGCTTTTTTATAGTTAACATTAGGTAAATCTTCATCATCTTTATATGTTAAAATTTGTCTTTTAGTAACTAATTGTGGTAAAAATAATAGTTGTTGTGTTTCATCTTTAGCAATTTTATCAGTCCAATCAACTAATGCACCATTATCATAATAATCATCTCTACGATATATATTAATTAATTTAAAATCTTCTTTATCAGTTTCAGCATATAGATTAAACATTGTGAATATACTTTTGATATAATCACTTTGTTTCAATTTCTTAGGTAAAAACTTGTTAAAGTTTAATAATGAACCATAACCATAATCACCACTTGTTACTGTATCAATTTTAACATTTACATTAGTAATAACAAATTCAATTCTATATAATAAAGATTGAACATTACCAGCTTTAACAAATGTAGGTACTAAATCACCATACTTTGCGTTTTTTACTTCAATCCTAATTCTATTTGCCAATGTTAAACTTGTATATGATACTTGTTTTGCTGGTATTTCAAATGTAGTAGTATAAGTACTTGCACTTGCCAAATTAGTTGTACCAACTGGAAAAGCAGTATCTTTATTTGCAAAGTAAGTGTTAACAGTTTGAATATTATTAGTACCAGTTGCACCACTTACATCAAGTTCAGCAGTTAATAACAAATCAGCATTTAAAGAATAACCCTCACCTAAATCATAGGCTCTATAAAATAGCGTTCCACTATCTAAATTAATTAATCTCATTTGATAACCAAATGTAACCGTATATTTAATATTATCAATATTAGCTGGTGTAGTTGGTATTTGAAAAGTTGAAGTAGTAGCATCATAATTGCTATTATCATCTTGTGTTTCAGCACTAATACTTAATTTATTAAATACTGAATCCCTTGCATATTTAATAGTACCTTGTGTTGGTGAAAAACCTTGTACTCTAATTGTACTTGTAGCACCAGTAAAATCATTATGTGCTAATGTAGTATATATTGGAAAAGTATCATCGGGTTTAATTTCATCACTATTATATGGAATAATTAATTTATCAAATTGAATAGTTGAATCATTTTGACTTGACCAGTTATATCTATAACCAGCATCAATAAATATCTTATCAAAGTATTGTCTTGCATAAATTGCTGGTTTAAATTCTTGCAAATTAAACTTATTATCATTACCACTTGAACTATCAGTACTACCATCGGGAGTATTGAACGGCATAAGGTATTTATAACCATCTAACCAAGTATTCGTAAATGAAGCAACTACATTTGTTGCATTATAACTTGCATTAGGTATTTGCAAATTAATATCAGTCATATATTTGTTATTGATAATAGTATAAAAATCACTTGTATTATCTTTAACTAAAATAGTATATTCAATTTCTTCATCAGTTTGATTATCAATTTGTTTTTTATCAACTGATATTAATTGAAGTACTGCATTTTGTAATACTGATATACCATTTTGAATTACTAAACAAGGTTGCACCCTATTAATATCAAATGTACCAGCAACAGTATTAACTGAAAAATAATGATTTAACAGTTTATTATTATTTTTAGTACCTTTAATCTTAATTGATTTACTAAATGCACCACTTTTTTTACTAATATCTCTAATATCAGCGATTGCATAAGTAATAGGTAATATAGTATCTTCGGTTATATCTAAATAACCTATACCATTAAAAGCAGTTGAACCACTTGTATTATCTAAAAGTTGTATTGTTGTGATTATATTATTCATATAAATTTATATATTTACACTATCATTATTTGCAAATCTTATTTTGATAGTTTTTCTTATCAATCTTTTATTCTTTTGAAACTCAATCTCAAATGTTGAATCGAGAATTGTTATAGCAAAGTATTGTTCACCAACTAATAACCATGTATTAGGACTTGATAATAGTTGTTCAAAGTAAATATTCATTTCTTCGGTCATCCAGTTAGTATTAAGTTCTAAATCCTTTTCAACACCAATCCAAATATTAGTTGTACCTTTATCAATTGTTTCATAAGGATAAGGTATTTCTTTTTTATATTGACTTCTTTGTATAGTTCCAGTTTCTTTTGCTCTTAATTGAAAGCTAAATGAACCTATTGAACCCATTCTATCCATAAAAGCTATTTGATAATCATTAATGGTACATCTTCTATCTAAAAATACTCTATACTTAATTGTTAATCTTTCAGTAGTAGCACCACTTACTCTACCAATGTATAAATCTACCCAATCAGTTGTATCTAAATCAAAACCAGTATCATCAAAGTTAAATGGTAGTTGTACTACTTCTCTTAAATCATTAGCACTTACACATTGTGTTATAGCACTTGCACTATTTGAACTTTCAGCAACTAAACAATAGTTATATGGATTAGTTTTAGTTACCATTACATTAAACCATAATGTTTGCCCACTTGTAGCATAAAAATTAGTTACTGGTAAATCAGTTAACATAATTCTAATTGTATTAGGTGTACCTACATTAACTAAATTACTTGAATAGTTTAAGTATTCAGCAAATGAACGTACACCATTAAAAATAGTTAAACCAGTTACACTTGTTAAACCACTAAATATAGTTTTTCTATTGTCGGCAAAGGTAGTAGTTCCACTTAAAGTACTTACAAATGGTACATTCACCAATACACTTGTTGAACTGATTGCTGATACTACTGTATGTAAACCATTTAATGTACTTGCACTATTTGTTGTTCTAATATTAACTTGACTACCATTAACGTAAGTATGTGTATTAGCAGTTGTACTATTTAATCTTGTATAACCACTTAAAGTTGTAGTACCAGTAAAATCCCAAGCTGGTGTAAGATATTCCTCACCTATTTTAACATTGTAATTGAAAAATGAATTGCTTGCAGGGTCAGTTGTTGTAAGAAATTGTGCAAAATCATAGGTAACATAATTAGCCATAATTCTACTTATATCAATTTTACCAGTAAAATCAATTAATGGTGCAACTTTTTGTCTTGATAATAATGTATCAGTATCAGTTGCATAAATATCAACTACATATCTAAACCCTTGTTTATCGAAATTATCACTTGAAAATGAAAATTGCATCGTATTAAATACTGGTTGTATTGGGTGCGCTTGTGTTATTACGGTTATTGCCATTTTATATTAATTTATATGAATATATTGTTATTATTAGAAACTTATCATTGGAATACTTGATTTATGTTGCAACCTCATTAGGAATACATATCTTACACCATCTATACAATGATTGAATATATCAATTGGTTTATTTAACTTAATACCATCTTTGGATTCACTCCACTTATAGTTATCTAATTCATGTATTAAATTAGTACTTCTTTTCGTTACACTTAATTTATATGATTGCATTAAGTTAATACCATATAAAATACTATCAGCACCTTTTTTAACAGCATAAGCACTAATACCAAATGCTCTTAATTCAGCAATACTTCGAGGGTCGGCACTATCACAAAATACATTTCCATTAACTTCATTTTGTTTCATCAATTTAGCTAATTCATTTGTTAATAAACCTTTTTGATATATTACTTCATCTAATATGATTTCACCATTATATCTATATACACCAGTAACAGTACTTGGGTCATTACTAAAACCAAAATCGACACCGTAAGCAATTAATTCAGCTTCGGTGGGTAGTTTATCCATAATAGTATAATCGTTGAAAATAACCCCCTCTAATGAACCGACAAGCCCATCTAAATAAACCTTACACCAGTTTTCCCAATAGTTTGAAGTTAAAGCTAATTGTCTTTTAGATTCTAAGAAGTTGATAACAGTTTTGCTTAATGCTTCATTATCTTTATATGTTAAAATAATTCTTTCAGCATCACCCTCATCTAATATTTCTTCTACCCAAAATTTATGTGTTGGGTTATAGTCTAACCATATATCACCATCGGTTCGCATTGCTAATTGTGTATATGCTGGATAGTTGATATTGTTTGCTTCGTTAACATATAAGCAATTACGTCTTGCACCTCTTAATTTAGTATCATCTTCAACTGAAAAGAACTCTATATAGCTTCCATTACTAAAAGTATATACACTATTTGTTTTATTCCAATGTGAATCAATATATCTATTAGTGGATTTCATTATTGTAAGAAAATCCTTAATAGCACCACGCCTTAAATGTGGTAAACTTTCACTAACAATACTTATAGTAGTTAATGGATTCTTAATACCCATATCAATTAATATAGGTATTATACCAAATGTTTTACCAGCACTACTTGAACCTTGTACTATTTTAATACGTTGTTTCATTTTACGCATTTTCCTTATAGCAGTTGTATATTGAAAATTAATCATCTACATCGGGAAATAGCGGTTGCTCTACGTTTAAGCTTATATTTTGTTCAATTGGTGCATTATATCCAAACATTTTATTTAACACCTCACCAGCCTTAATTCTATCATTCTTTTTCGTTGTTTCATCATCCATAATTGATAACATTACATTTGCTATTTGTGCTTTAGTAACATTACAAGTATTTGCTAATTCTTTTTTCTTTGCTTCAATCACTTCTTTGATACAAGCCTTTGCGAGCAACCTTGCACCATTAGTATTAGCAGTATCGTAACATACTTTAGGATAGGCAGTTAGATACGCATCAGTTGCATTATAGCCATTTATTAAGTATGCTTCAATAAAAAGATTATGTTTATTATTCAGTTTCATATTATTTAATATTAAAAAAAGCAACTTGAATAAGTTGCTTATATTATTCCTTTGTAATATATATTGTTTGGTTTATCTTTATAAGCTAAATAGAAATTGAATAGGTCTAATTTAAGTTGTTTAACATAGCTACAACCATAATCTTTATTAACTCTTAAATGTTTTGCTAATGCTACACCTTTGGTTAAACCTTTATGAAAGTAACAATCATATATAATACATTTATATTTATCTTTTTCTTGCATCCTATACAATTCACATATAGCACGTTTTTCGTTGTACCAGTTTTCTATATTGATTTTATCTAATAAAGCATCATCAATATCATCTACTTGTTCATTGGGTTGCCAATCATCAGTAAAGTTATTAACAGTTTCTTTTTTATTTATTTGGGAAAATTCCCACATTATATTTCTTTGAATAAATGTTATTAGAAACGATTTAGCAATTGATTCATCATGTATTAAATCTATCTTATTAATTAAATGGATATAAGTTTCAGCTATAACTACATCAGTTTCTAAGTGAAACTTTTTATACTTACTTATAGTTTTCGGTATAATCTCTTTCATCTTATCCATTTGTGATAAAAAGAATAAATCTAATTCGGCTTTACTCATTATCGTTAATATGATTAATATACCAATCTCTTAATTGCGTAAGATATGTATCTTTATTTACTTGTTTACACCAGCAACCAATTGGTTGCGGTACACCATAGGGAGTAGCTATATTCTTTAAAGCATTTAAAATAGATTCATCAGCTTTATTAAATGCTAAAAGTTCTTCAAACATTCTTTGTTCATCAGTAGTCATATTAATTTATTTAGTTTTACCAATTATTTCATTCATCTTTAATACAAAAAATTCATTGCTTAATTCATAACATTCTAAATCAACTGGGTCTTGTAATTCATTTACTACTTGTAGTTGAAGTGAAAAGTATATATCTCTTATTGTAGCTAAGTTTTCATAATCATTTTCTTCAAGTAAGCCTTTGATTAGTGATAAGAATATAGCTTGTATTACTTGATATTGGTCTAATATATCCATTTCATCACAATTCAAATCGTTTTCAAAGAACATACCAACTAAGAAGTTTAAACTCATTTGATATATCTTTGGTCGTTTTGATTTCAAGCCTTTGCAATGTAGGATAATTTTATCTTTTAGTATTTGATTTTTCATATTAATTAATTTTATCTTTTAATATTGTTTCATTATTATTTAAATAGTAGATAGGTAATATCACTTTATGACTTTCACCAAAGTAAGTAGTATTGGGTAGTTCTTTTTGCACCAATGGTTTTGTTGCTCCTACATTATCTATATTCCAAATATACAATTGATTGTCGGGAAAAATATGTATATAATGTACAGTAAATTGTTCTTGTGGATATTTAATTTGCATTTGTATCTTCAATCGGGTCAGTTTATCGTATTTAGCCTTTGTAAGCAACCAACTATCTCTACTGGTACTTGGGTAGCTATCCTTACCTTTTAGTTCGGCTATGACGCTTATTTCGTTTCCTTGTGTATCGGCACTATAATAGCTACAATCCCAACCAGCATATTTATTCTTTGAAAATCCTTTAAAGGTACACCAGCTTTGTGAATCGCAGTATTGCTTGAATTGTTCTTTTACTTTGTTATCGTTTTTTTCTTCCATACTTAAATTAATTAGTTTGTATAATTTAATATAAATATGCAGTAAAAAGAAAATATGTAAATAGTAGATAAAAAAAAATCCAAATATTTCTATTTGGATTTCTTATATTAATTAATTTGTTTTCTATTTGATTAATTTTCGTTCTCTTAGACTTGGTAGAAGCAATTCATATACATCAATAAAACCATCATAGTTTTTAAGTATAATCTTTTCATCACTTATTAATTGATTAGTTGGTGAATACATTTTATTATCTTTAACGGTGTAACCCTCTATAATTAAATTCTCATAATATTTAATCATAGCATCGAATAATTTTTCATCTTTTTCGGTATGACCATAACATTTGATTAATTCTTTTTGGATATTGAAACAATCAATATTATCTAATACCTTAGTTGTACTTTCTTTATCTATATTCCATACTTCATATAAATCAGCACCATTACAAATGATTGCTATATTACCTTGATACTTAGTAGTATTGATAAATAAGATTAAAGCCTTTGAGTGATAATTATTGATTGTATCTACATGAAGTCCTTTAAATGCTTTTAGGTCATAAGCTATTGTAGCTAATGTTTGCATTGTTTCAAATTCTCTACAAACGATTTTTTCAATATTATCAATTTTATTTGATATATTAAAGGTTTTATGTGTACTCATTAAATCCTTTAATTGTTCAATTGTAAGCATCTTTGGTGAAAAACTCATACTTGGAATAGTATTTAAAAAATCTTTATTTAGTACCGTTTCATCATAACCACAAACATAAGCTGAATACATTTCATTATCCCACGATTGTAGGTTTTTACTTTCTAACTTTGGTATATCGTTTAATGCTTGATATACACCTAATTTAAAAGCATCATTACCATCTTTAACTTCTTTAACTGTTTTAATTTTTTTTGTTGTCATTTTCTTGTTTTTAAATTTATAACTCTACAAACTTAACTAAAGTTTTGCACATATCCTAATTTTTTTCTTAATTTTTTTTATGTCGTTGAGCTTCAATATTTAAACCTTTGTAGGATTCAAAGTACATGACAATTATCTTATTTAATATAAGAATTTCATCTAAGATTTCTTTATACTTTACTTTTTCGTTGAAGATTATACTTATCTCAATCGGTAATAGTGTTTGAGTTGTATTCAATCTATTGTTTAGATTGCTATCTCTTTCATCTACGGTGTATATAATGTGGTCTAAATTGGATTGAAAAGTATGATTGATATGATTATTCATATACCTTGCAAATGCGGTCTTAAAAGTGCTTAAATCCTTTCTATAATCGTATTCGGGTTGCACATAAGTAATTATATTTATATATATACCTTTGCACTTATTTTGATTTAATGTACCATTGGTGATACTGAAACTATTTAATATAGTTTTTGTTTCTTTTCCTAATCCTTTTCCTTTACTTGTTAGTTTCATCATGTTTTTTGTTTAAATAAAAATTAGCTATTTGTTTCATTAATATTAGTTCCCGTTTCAATTGTTCATTTTCTTTTTTAGTTTCGCAATATAAATAAACCATTGCATCCATATCTTTATTTATTTTATTAATATTAAATTGCTTATAGAAAAAATCTCGTAATTGCCTTATTTGAACTATATTTAAATCAATTGATATTAATTTATGTAAGTATTCAATTAGATTTTGTCTTTGTTGTTCTTTAGTTATCATATTAATTAATATTAGTAGTTGTATTTAATGAATTAGCTATTATATCATTATTTATTAAATCATCTATTACTCTATCTAAATAATAATCAAAATCTTTTTGATTAATTCGGTCTTTTAATTTTTTAATCATATTATGTTTTTCATCTTTAATCACTATTCGAGTTTGGAAAATTTCTTTATGTTCAGTTGGTACATAAACTATTATTCCATTTTTTAAATGAAATTCAATATCAGTATATTCATCAACTTCATTATCTTCGTTTTGCGGTTCGTTTTCAGTTGAAGTGTGTTCATCTACCACTTTTGTATTATCGTTGCTTAAATCGGTCTTATTTACAGCTACACAAGTACCAGCAGTATCAAAATCATTTGGGTTAATTTCTTTTACTTCACCAGCTTGATTTTGATACTTGAATTGTTCAATTTTTTTTTGTTGTCTTTCTTTATCAGTTGGTTTACCACCTTTTTTACCGTTCTCTACACTTGCTTTATATTTCTTAATTTGAGAATCTATATTAGGTATAATCAACTTTAAGTAACCATTGAGATATTTCTTTTCAAAATTCGGTTCAACTCCATTTAAACCATATTCCATTATTGCATTATACAATTCTAATTGGTCTTCTTTTTCTAAACATTGAATTGCTTCATAAAATGACCGTAATACTAATACTCCTTTTGTGTTTTCCATTGTCTTTTATTTTAAATATTTGTGTTATGATAATAAATATCTTAATTTTTAATAAAGTTACGATTAATTTTTGATTAACCCAAATTTATTTTTATTAATCTTTGCTTAACCTAACTTAACCCAGCCTAACCTAACTCTAACCTTAGAAGAAGAAAAGGAAGTAGATATAGAAAAGGAAGTTGAATAAGAATTTGAATAAGAATTTGATTAAGAATTTGAATTGGCAATATAGTTAATAATATCTAATGTCAAAATATATTTTGTTAAAATTTCATTTGGAATATCGGAATAATAATCGTACCTTTAGAGTATATAAATAACAAATTAACACTTTCAATATGACAAACGAAGATTATTATGAAGAGTATCTCATTTCAATAGATTTTGATGATAGGGATATAGAATATATTTATAACTCAATTGCACTTACAGTTGAACAATTAAATTAACATAACACAAACTAATTAATTTATAAAGTGATTTACCAACAAACTGATAACTATGAAAGACTATGTAAAGAATTAAGAAAGGTTAAACCATTAACCAATGAAGAACAATTAGCTTTATTTATTCAATATAAAGAAAACCCTACAAAGGAATTAGAATCTATACTATTCAACTATAATCTAAGACTTGTATTAACCTTTAGTAATAAATTCTATCAATTACATAACACAAAAGAAGATTTAATCTCAATTGGTGGTATTGGATTAATTAAAGCTATAAGAAACTATGACCCAACCAAAGGTTTTACTTTTAGTTCATTTGCTAAACCTTATATCAACAATGAAATATATGATGATTTTAGGTATAATGAATCAACTATACGCAAAAAAAGTAGTGTTATAAGGGATATTAAAGCTGGTAAGATAAAAGAAGTTAATTATATATCCACTTCAACTACTTTAGGTGATACAAGTGAAGATACAATAGGTGATACTTTAACCTACAATAACCATAACTTTGACGATTTAATTACTGAACCAACTACCTTTGAAAAAGAAACGGAGTTTTGGGATTATGTTAAATCAATACTACCAAAAGAAAAGTACTATGATATAGTAAAAGCCGTTTTTTCGGCAAATACAAAACAAGCTGGTGTAATAAAGATTACTGAAAGTACTATAAGTGAAATGTATGGTGTATCAAAACAAGCTATTGGGCAAATGAAACGTAAGGCATTTAAGATATTAGCTAAAGATGAAAAGTTCAAGCAATATTGGAAACAAAATATATTTAATGATACTGATTAAATATATTTGTTTTATTCAATTTATTGTCGTAACTTTAGATTGTGTTATAAATTAGTCTTTCTTTTGTGCTTTAATTCATGCTGAATTTAAGTTTGTTTGATAAAACCCTGACCCTAAAGAAGTTAGGGTTTTTTGTTTCTACTACTTTGTTAATAAAATGTTAAAATTGATTTATTGTATTGGATATATCAAAAGTAGTTATACATTTGCACTCAACAAATAGAAACAAACATTAATCTATAAAATTAAATATCATGTCAGCAACAATTACAGTTACAAAAGAACAATTAGTTATCTTCGCAAAGTTATATGCTTTTATTAATGAAGATAAAGAAACTTCAACTCTATTAGAAAAATTTATTGTTGAACCTACTATTGAAAAAGTAGAACCAACCATTGCAGTATTTGAAGAAGTTGTACCAACCAAAGTAGTTGAACTACCAATTGAGAAAAAATTAAATCAATATGAACAATTTGATTTAGACTCTAAAATAAAAAGTGCTATGTTTAATTATGAAAGAGTAGGTATTTGTATCATCAATAAGATTTCCGAAATTCCAATTTTGGTTAAAGGTGATAAAGGTATCAAAGATGAACGTAAGATTGATATTAAATGTGCCATTGCAAAGGTATTAGGATATTACGTTAAAGGTAAAGAAGTATATTCACCGCACCATACCAAATTGACCAATAAAATCACATATAGATTTAAAGCAAATGAACCTAATGCTGGTGAACAACTTCAAGTTGAAGCAAATGATTTCAAACAATACTTAATCAAGCTTGAAAACTATAAGGGTTTTGACAGTAAATTAGAAGCTTATAGGACTAAACGAGCCTTAGAGTTAGAAGATGATACTGATACTGAAATTGAGCCTTTAAATGTACCTAAACCGCATTTTACAGCCAAAGAAGTAGTTCAACACTTAGAAGCAAAAAAACCTATTATAACTTATCCTTATACTTTGGATAGTAAAGCTAAAAAGATTAAAGTAGGTACGGGTTCAATTACACCTTGTGTTGGGTTTTATGATATGGATAGGGAAACACAAGATAAGTATATCCAATGGTGGTACAATGTCGGTCAAAAGTACTTAACAAGTGAAATAGCTGATATAACAATTTAACAAATTATTAACAATTAAAATTAGGTGATAGGGTAAAAGTAATATATCTTTGCCCTATCAATTTAAAACAAAGAAATTATGAAAAACTTGAAAATGAATAATACGGTATATGCAGTTATAGTTGGTGTATTATTATTAGTTGTTGGTGGATTTTATACTGTTAAAAGTATTCAAAAGAAAAATGAAATTCAAAAGATTATGAACGATAGTGAAGCTAATAGACAAAAGACTGAAAGTATGAAACAAAAGTGGGAATTAGAAAATGGAATTTATAGATAATAAAACGGTAAGCCGAAAACGTAATAGAGTAGGCAAATATTTAAATTAATTAATATGAAAAAGTTATTAGTGTTAGCAGTATTATTGATAAGTAGTTTATCAATTGGTCAAACTAAAAGAGTTCCAATATTTAGTGAAAAAATTGGTACAGTTGAGTTAACCTATCAAAAAGCAATATATCTTGATAATAGTTCACCTACTAAATATTATGCTTTCATCGCCTTTCAAAATGAGGAATACAAAACAATTGTTGACTCTAAAATAATAGGTTTTTTTTCACAAGAAACATTAACTGAATTTATTACTGATTTAAAAAGTGTTCAAGAACAAATGCTAACTAAAGAAAAAGTTACTATTGATTGGACTAAAAGTAATTATAAATTACAATTATATGAATTTAATGTAGGTAACTTATATATCAATACAATTCAACGAGGTAAAGGTCATACAATCATTAATTTAAAAAATGTTACTAAATTAATTGAAAAACTATCATTGATAGAAATTGGTAAAGAAGAACTAAAACAAATATAAACTACTTAACCCTTACTTTGTAAGGGTTTTTTTACATTTATACTTGTAAGAAAATTCCTAAAGGCTTGCATCACAACTTACTTTCTTACTACTGCATCAACTACTATCAGTATCACTATTACTAAAACAAATATTCCCATCACTTCAATCATTATAATCTATGTAAGCTTGTATTGGTATAACCATTTCATAATATTCAATATCAATTAAGTTATACTTATGTTTCATTAGTAACGCCAAACTATGTATGTCGTGTTTCGGTAACAACTTTATGATTAAATTTAATTCCTTTGGTGATACTTTTTTTATCAGTTTCTCGGTAGGTAGTTCAAGTAGTTTTAGATATTGGTCATTTGCGCTCATTTCAAGTAGCTTATTTAGCATAAAATTAGTCATGTGGTATGTAGGTATCAAAAGAAAATTATCGTTGCTTAGAACGCCTTATTTCACTTCATACGGAAATAAGTATCACTTTCATATTGTCGCCTTGCAGTTAAACCTATTAGAACTTTTTTGTTTACCTTATTCCAGCGTAAGAATTGTGATTCTATTTTTGGGTCATTAGGATTGATATTAATTAATTTAAGTAATGTACTCATTTTAAAATTTCCTACACCAACGTTATAGCAAAACGAACAAAGTGCATCAAACTGAAATTGATTTAAAGGTTGCTTAGTTAGATAGTTAACGGCTTCAACATAAGTTTCTAAAGTAGCTAATAGCAATTCATCAGCTTGTGCTTGTGTTATCGCCTTATCACCTATTGCAACTGGTGTACCATCAGCATAATAACATGAACCCCAACCTATTGTAGCTTTTCCAGCTGGGCAAAGGTATGGTTTAAGTTTGCAACCCTCGTATTTTTTTATTAAGGCAATTCCTACTTGTGAAATATTTCTCATAATTTTAACATTTTTTATTTGGAATAGTTAAAAATTTAATGTACCTTTGTTCTATAATAAAAATATAATATGACTAGACTTAACTGGGCGAACTATATCACTTTATTATACTATTTGTGTTATTTATTTATATAGATTAATATAGTTTTGGATAGTGCCTACTATTGTATTAATCACCATAATAGATTTTGATAGAACTAATAGTTAGCACTATTGATTGTTAGTTTTATCTTTGTCTATGTGTTTATCTATACTTGACAATCCTAAACCACCCAATGCTAATCCTAATACCATTGAAAATATTTCAGTAGTTGGATAGAAATAAGAAGATATAAGCAACGATATTGAAGCTAATACTCCTACACATCGTTTACTACTTAATTGTCCTTTATTATCGCTTAAAATCTCTTTTAGATACTTATTCATTTCCCTTGTCGGTTATATCTTTTTTTATAGTTCTTAGAAGTTTTAAGTTTTGAAGCTTTTTTCTTACTATGAATACCTTTATTATTTTTCTTAGGTTTATCTATTCTAATAATTGAAATTGGTTTATTTACTTTAGCCATTATTTATTATTTAATACTCTCATTATATTAATTATTTTTCTTAATCTTTGATTTTCATTAATCAATTGATTGTTTTGATTGATTAAATCAGTATTATCAATTTCACTATTGAAATATTCTTTAAAAAATTCACTCATTGCTATTATCTTACAATCTTTTAGATTAGTACTAAAAATATTTCTAAAATCTTCTAATAATTTATCTTCTTTATCCATAACTTAATTTATTTATATATTGTTTTAAATGAAAAAACCATCCTAAAAGAATGGTTTAATCAAATTAATTAATTTGTTAATTATTTAATGTTTGTTGGGTTTGCAGTATTTGAACTACCTACCATTAATCCACCAACGTTAATTATATCTTGACTGGCTTTTGCAACTTGTGCGAAAAGTAAGTCAAATTTTCTATCGTGAGCAAATCTATCTTCCATTTGTTTTTGTTGTTGTTGTTGTGCTTGTGCTTGAAGTTGTTGCTGAATTGAAGTATTTGAATTAGTTACATTAATTTCTAATTCTCTTGCATCAACTCTACGTCTTTCAAGGTGTAAACTATCACGTAAATCATCAATTTTATCTTGATTAATTTTAGCTAAAATTAAAGCAGTATTTCTTTCACCCTCTCTTGAAATTTCATCAAATTTTCTATCATTGGCAATTTGAAAAGCTTGTGCTTGTGTTTTAATATCGTTTGTATTTCTTTCAGCTTGTATTGCAGTTGCATATAGTGCATCTTTTACATTAGCTTTTACATCACATATAGCCATATCAATTGCTCTTGTTTCAGCTATGGTTACATCCTTTAAATTGCTTATAGCCGCTAAAGTTGCTATTTCTTTTGCACAACCATCATCACCTTTTCTATCTCTATCAAATAGGTCTTTTAATCCAACTAATCCTATTAATCCAAAACCACCCATACTACCACCAAAACCACCAAAACCACCAGCACCAATACCAGCACCTAGATTATTAAATTCGCTTGCGCTTGTTAAACTCATTTCTTCCATTTTTTTTATTTATGTTATCTTTATATTGTTTAATATAAAATTTATTCTTTACCTTTCATTTGGTTATATCGAGCCATTACTTTTAAGTCAGCTTGAACTTCTTTTATTAATAAATATAAATCATCAAGCTTTTCACCTAAATTATTATGATTAGATTTAAGTACTTCAATCGTTATTTTATTTTCTTGAACAGTTTTTTCTAAATCCTTTAAATCTTCAATAGTTCCTTTAAGAAAATAAGCTATTACACCAATTGCAATACTTATGATATATGGTAAATATGAATCCATTAGGTAAATTAATTAGTTTATATTATTTTATATAAATAAGAATCCTACACCCTCATTAAAATCATCTTTGCCGTTCTTACAACAACTGATTTTAATATTACTATCAGTATTTAAAGCACTCATAAATTCGGGATATAAATCTTTATTATCTATTAAGTAGTTTTTAAGGTCGATTTCAAACATTTTCACATGACTTATATAATGGTCATATAACCACGCTACTTCACCCTTATCAGCACTTGTAGCATTATCATCACTTTGGCGCATTAAGCCTTTATTTGTCAGCTGGTAGCTTAATTCAAGTACCGCTTGTGCTTTGATTCTAAATGCAATACACTTTTGCATAGCTTCAACTAATGTTTCTTCATCAGTACTTAATGTTTGTGCATTGTATTTAATAAACAAATCGTTAAAAAAGTGTGTTCCTAACATTGGTTTAATAAAAGCCTTTGCTGAAAATTCAGTAGTAGCTTTATAATCATTAACATCAACGTTTGCACCAATTATACCATTTGCTCTAAGGTAATTTTCAGTTATAAAGTAATTACTCATTTGAATTTTCTTTTGCTTGTATTATTTGTTCTTCGATAATTTGAAAGTTATTGATTTCAATAGTTGAAACAAAACCACCAATTATCATTATATCATTAAAAATCTCGGTCATTTGTCGTCTTAATGGAATTACTATATTCTTTTCAAATATAGTATATGATTGCTTTAACTCATTACCACTACCTAATTTACCACTTACTCTAATTCCCATAATCAAAGGGTCAATTTGGTGCGCTCTACATATATTTGCTTCTAAGTTAGTTACAGTTTCAACAAATAGTTTATCATTATTATTTTGAGGTAAAGCAGTTACAGTAGGTAAATTTTCGGGAAACTCACTTACAAAGGTCATAATTCTACCAGCATCGGGTGCGCCTTTGGCATTATCAATTGTTTTCTTAAATGCTTGTACTTCATTATCACTTTCAAATTTCTTTGCCATTGTAATCATAAAGCTTGGAAAGATTGAATTGATTATATTACTTTTTTGTAAGTAACTCATTTCACCATCAACAAACATCCAGTTATTTGCACTACAATAGCTTGGTATTGGGTAATATTCTTGACCAGCAACTAAATCATTTTCATATAGATAGATACTTTCACCTTGTAAAGCTGGTGTATATGGTTGATATTGTTTAATATCAATACTTCTACTCCAATCATCACTAACAGTAAAGATAGTTTTATCTACATTGTTTCTCACTTTTTCGGGTGATATACGTTTAATAGTTTTAACACCATTTTTATTACAAATCAATAGTGTAACCCTTTCGTGCATAATTAAATCTTTGGTTAATTGTCTTGAAAGTTTATCTAAATTAATTCGTTTAGTAAAAGTATATTCATCAACTTTTTCTTTAGCCGTTTTAGTTCGTGAATTAATTATATAACCACCACCTATTACACTATTAGCCTTAAAGTTGATTATACCACCATTTAACGGACTTGTATAATACATTTGATTAATCAATTGTGGAAACAAATTATCAGTACCAAATCTAATATAAGGTTCGTTATGTGAATAAGCACGTACATAAGGTAACGATAAATTACCTTTACCTATTTGACCAAATGGAGTTGAAAAATTGTGATAATTATTTGATTCAATCACTTCAACTTTTGGGTCTTCTTTTTTGAAAAAAAAATCTCTTATATTCATTATATATATACATTGTTAATTATGTCCGTAGAGTGAAGATTTTCAGTTGAAACTACCATCCTACCACTTTCTATTATTGTTCCCGTAGTTGCGCTTATATGAAGCGTAGAAGCACTTGCTTCATATACTCGGTAAAGGTATTGACCACTTGTTAATGATAATGGTATATTATCACCACCAGTAGTGCTACCAGTTATTGATTCAGTTATATTAAATAAGTTATAACGATTTTTGGATTGCGATATATCGGGAGTAGTAAATGTAATACCAGTTGTATCATTTCCATATTCATTAATAAACTGGAAAAGGTAAAAAGGATTGCTAATTCTACTTGATTCATCTAATGTTAAAACTACTTTATTTAATGTATTCTTATTAATTAATATCATTATTCATTGTTTAATATATTGTTTTATTAAATAGAAAAAGCTACATCATGTGTAGCTTTTACATTTTTTATATTAATTAGTTTAAGTAGTTAACGTTGCAACTACTGCACTCTCAATAAAGTAAGGTTTATGGTCATTATTAGCTAAGAAAGTTAATTCATATACTGAACCATCTTCTTTTGCTACACCAGTTGATTCATTTGATACTGATAATTGTGCATAATCTACATAAGAATAAGTACCATCAGCGGATTTAATGATTAAAGCTAAGAACCTTTGCCCCTCACCTAATATAGTGATTGCTCTACTTTTAGTTCCCTCTCTTCGTGTTAGTTTAATGGTAACAGTTACATTATGGATATTAGAACCATTCAATAAATCAATTGCGCTATCTACTCTTAATTCACCTACATTACGTTTAAATTCGAATTTAGTAAAATCAGTTGAAGCAGTTAAAGCAGTTATTGTATGTGCTGATTCAGTAATAGTAGCAGTAGCTAAATCTTGAACTAAATCTTGGTCTTGAATCCATAACTCATATATACCACCAGTATTATTTAAACAATCTTTTAGGATTGAAGTAATTGTTGTACAAGCCATAGTATTATATTTGTATTTAGGTTTTATAATAAAGGCTGGCTATAACTAACCAGCCTTATTAAATTATTTATATTAATTGATATTAGTTGTAATATACGATTTCAGCACCGTTAATATGTTTAAATCCAATTTTCATATTGGCTCTAGTTCTTAATTTAGGTTCAGCAATTGTATCACTTAAATCAATAGCTTTCAATGCTTTACCATCACCCTCAGCATCAAAAGCATAAATCATATTATCTTTTAATGTAAGTACCATTTTAGAACTTGTCATACCTTGTGCAACAACAATTTTAATATCTAAGTAAGTAAGGTCTAGGTTTTTAGTTAAGTAAGCATTAGTATTACCAGCAGCAACCGCTTGTCTAAAAGCAGCAGCAACGTTTGCAGCAACGTAAAATCTTAAATCAGCAGTTTTATTAATTAATGCTGGTGCATTTGTAGCTAATGAAGCATAAACAGCAGCCATTGCAGCTAATACATTATTTACAGTTACAGCAGTTAAAGTAACATCATTTACTAAAGCATCACCTAACAATCCTTTTTCATAACCATCACATAAAGCTAATACAGTACCACCAGTTAAAGTAGTATTACCTTTCCAACGAATTTGTTCAATTTCTTGTTCAATTTCTTTTGACATTTCACCCCAATAGTGATTCATAAATGAAGCAACTTCAAATGAACCATTAGAACCTTTAACCATTTGTTCACTTACAAAAGATTGTTCTAAATCGAAACGGCAAATTTCAGCCATTGCACTTACTGCACATACATCAATAGTAATAGCACTTAAAGCACTTGCACCAGCTTGAAATTCACAAGTTGAAGCACTTAATATGTTGGTAAAGTTAGCGTTAGCTATCTTTGTAGCATACTTAATACCTGGCAAAGTACGGTAATTATCTACTATATCTTCGGTTAGATATGCTTTACTATAAAACTCCGTTGGGTTAGGACAAAGCAACGCATTTGGGTCAATATCTAAATCAAATTTTAATTTTCTCATGTTTATATTTTTTATTTTTTATTTGTTTTATTTTAATTATATTGTTAATAAAATTAAAACTTATATTATTTGTCTTTTGCGAATTGAAGATAAGCATCTATCTTATCATTAACACTCATTTTAACCGCACTCATCATTGCTGGTGCATCTTCTACTACTATTTCTTTTTCATTCTTTAAATCAGCTATAAGTTGATATAATTCATCAAACTTTGCATTAATTTCTTCTTTAGTATAAGTAGGATATTCCATTGCTGGTGCATCTTCTACAACTACTTCATCTTGCATTTCTTCTTTTTTTTCTTCATCTTTAGGTGCATCTTCATAACCTACTTTTGCTTCTTTTGCTTCTTTGCATTTCTTACAATCAGCTTCATCTTTGCAGTCTTTACATTCATCATCTTCTAATGAAATATCACTTACTGAAAATGTACCATCACTCATTAAAGTATATAGCTGATTATCTTTTGTAAACTCACCCACTTGGGTATTCATTTTTTGTTTATTCATTTTTTCGTTTTTTATTTTTTCTTTATTTATTATTTCACTTAAAGATAAACCTAAAAACCCCTCAATTGAAAAGGCAAATTGTTCATTTTCAACTATTTGGTTATAAGTTTCTTTATCAGTAATTTGGGCAGTTAACATAATTGTACCTTTTGGTACTTTTATTCCATAGCTTGAATATGCTTTATCTTCTAATGGATTTTCAACAATCCACGATTCAAGTACATAAGCTGGTACTTTATCAGTATCATCATGTTCTAAGTTAAATACTTGTCGATTAGTGAAGTTTTTCATAAATTTTGAATAGATACGTTCAACTTCTTTTTCAGTAAATTCTACATAATATTCACCACTATCATCAGCACGATATATTTGCATTGGTATCATAGCTGGTGCAACAATTCTATATTTTGTTTTATCAGTAAAATAAGATTGTTTAATATCAGTTTCATTAAATGCAAATCCTTTTACTTGAATAGCTGGATTAGTAACAAATGCTATTGCTTTAATTCCTAAATCTTCACCATTAGAATATTCATCATCAATAGTAATTTTATATGTGGGTAAGTTTGATAACATAAATTAATTAATTTATTATATTGTTAATAAAAAGATTTTTTATAACATTAATACAGTATAATAAACAAAACCTATGATTGATATAAAATTTAAAGAAGATATATATACTGTTAAAACTGATATAAATGAATTTACTATTGACGAATTTGAAGATATATATTATATAGTTAATTCAAATTTATGTAAATATGATAAAGTTGTTAAAATACTTATTAGATTAGGAATTGAAATTAATTTAATTGCTAACTTGGACGCAAACGATATTTTTAATATAATGAAAGAGTTTAACTTTGACTATGTTAATGGTGATATTAAACAATCAATTGAATTATTTGGTACTACTTATAGTTGTTATGATAAATCATTTAAGTTAACAGTTAAGAATATGTTATTGATTGAATCATATATAAAAATTAATCCAAAAAAATATTTTGCTGAAATATTAGCAATACTATATACTAATAAAAAATGTAAGTTAACTTTAAAAGAAAAAACTAAGTTGATTAGAGAAAATATAACATCGGATATTGCAATACCATTAATTAATATAGTTTCAATATCTATAATAGATAATCTTAAATTTTTAGCAAATGATTAAACTACCTAAATCATGGAGTGATATTACCTATAAGCAATTTGTTAACTTAAATGATATAGATAAAGATGAAAATATCTTTTTACAATATATCAATATGTTATCCATATTAACTAATACAAATCCAACTGATAAAATTTGGGATGAATTGGGAATTGAAGATTTAAAAGATTTAATTAAACAAATTAATTTCATTAATCATTTACCCGACCTAAAACTAATGACTGAAATAGATAATTTCATATTAATTAATAACGAAAAATTAACATTAGGTGAATATATTGATTTAGATTATTACTTTAGTGAAAACTACTTGTTAAACCTACCTAAAATAGCTGGAATTTATTATAGACAATTCAAACATGACCAATTTCATAATATAATAGTTGAGCATTACGATTCAATTGATATTAATGAACGTGCATTAGATTTTAGTGATTTACCAATAGTTCAACTATTACCATTAATTAATTATTTTAACGATTATAAACAAATGATTTTTAAAAATTTAAGTCATTTATTTATACCATTAGTAGATGAAGCTGATTTAGATGAACAAGATTTAACTGATATTGAAACACAAAAAGAAATAGCAAAAGAAAAATCCAAATCGGAGTGGAATTGGATTTTAATTTTACATAATTTATCAAATGGTGATATAACTAAATATAATGCAATACTAAATCTACCTTTGATATTCGTATTAAATAATCTAAGTTTTAAGAAAACTTTCAATCTTGATTAATTTCAAATGAATCTACCAAATAAGTAGCAATTAAATCTAATATTGAAGATTGTTCAAAGAAATTGTTAATAAAATCACCATCGTCTAAATAATGTATATATTCCATTGCATCAAATTTAATTGTTAAACCATTTGTAGTTGTACATTTAAACTGTATTGAATTATATAACCTACCAGTATCATTATGATTAGAAGATTTTACATAAGTCTTTAAAGCTTGTGTTAATTGATAATTTAATTCACCTATTGTCATTTTCTAAATTAATTAATTTGGATTGTAGTTCCACTTGTTGAACCACTTATAGGTAAATTAATTGGTTTATCAATTGGTATAGGTTCAATATAACCGTATCTTTCTAAACCTAAATAATTTAATACACAATCTTCAATATAGGTATTATCAGCACCCCAAATATCATATTGCGTTTCACTTAATTGGTAATAACCATCACATACTTTATAATTATCATTATCTTTCAATTCATAGTAAGTCATAACTAAATTAGTATCAGTTTTAAATGCTTGAATTGTAATTTCTATTTGGGTAGCAGTTCTTAAAGGCAAACCCGTTTGTATTTCATTTATTTTCATATTAATTAATTTAAGTTTTTATTATATTACAATCATTAAAACCCCACCACTTGTTTTATATAATGTATTAACAGTTAAACCACCAGCTAAAGCACTTGCATTATCAGCAAATGTAGGAATAGCAGTCATTTGTATTCTACCATTACCCAAAATTTTCATTTTAGTTGATTTAGTTTGTACACCACCACCACTTGTAGCAGTAGGTGTAGCAGTAATAAAATCAATTGTATTATTTGCGTTACCATAACCTATTCCAGTTTCTATTGATACTGAACCACCACTAAAATTTTGTGATACAGTACTTACTGGTGATACATAAAAGTTTTCATCATTAACAGTTGCATATAATTCACCAGTATTTGAATAAGTAATACCTATATATGCTCTACTTACACCACCAATAGATACCCAGTTTCCACTATTATTAACACGTTTACGTACTTGACCACTAATATCAGCACCATATAAATGACCATTTAAAGTTGTCATATCCCAAAAACCAAAAGAAGTTAAACCTTGTGCAACAAAGTTACCAACGCCACCAGTTTGTTTATATAAATCACCATTATTTTCAACTGCATACATATCACCATTCAATTCTAATAACCCTCTCCACGCTCTTGCAGTTTGACCTAATGCAACAAATGAACCAGTTGAATTAGTTTGTTTATATATATCACCACCACTAATTGCACCATATACATCATTACTTGCAGTTCTATATCCCATTGTAAGAAAAGCAAATGTACCAAATGCAGTTGTATTCCACGAAGTACCACCATTAGTTGAAATATAAATACCACCATTAGTTGGAACATAAACTGTACCATTAGCAGTAATTGTTACACTACCATTAAGTTGTTGACCTATTGAAGTTGTTGTAGTAAATGAACTACCAGCAGCAGTTTTTTTCCAAACAGTATTACTATTAACATCAATTGTATATATATCACCATTTGGGGCAGTTGTCATTTGTCGCCAACCACCGTTACCAGCTTGAAAAAAACTAAATGTATCAATATTAGTACTTGTAGCAGTTGTATCAGTTGTATTACCACCAATTAATTTTAATGTACCACCAGCACCAGTTGTAATTGATAATGCTGGTGATTTAGTAATAAAGTTTTGACCAGCAGCATATAAATTACCATTACTATTAGTTATAGAAAAATGACCTCTAAGTGTTTGACCTAATGGTGTAAAATCACCTATGTTATTGGTTCTCACATATATATCACCAGGCCCATCAGTTGCAGCATATAAACTATTACCCAATTTAGTTAACCCTTGATAACTTCTATTTGTTACACCTAATGATACAAATGCACCAACACCACCAGTTTGTTTATATATGTTTCCATTATATTCAGCAGCGTATATATCACCATTCAATTCAACAATTGCAGTCCATTGTCTTGAAGTTTGACCTAAACCATTAAATGTACCAACACCACCAGTTCGTTTATATATATCACCAAAATTAACATCAGTTGCATATACATCACCATTAACCGAATTAACACATATACCGTACCAGTTCCTTGCAGCTTGACCTTGTGCAACAAATGCACCAACACCACCAGTTTGTTTATATATATCACCACCAGCATCAACAGTAACATATATATCACCAGTTGCTAAATCAGTGAACATATCTCTCCAATGTCTTGAACCTTGACCTTGTGCAACAAATGCGCCAACACCACCAGTTTGTTTATATATATCACTACCAGCAGTTGAAACATATATATCACCATTTAAAGCAACTGTAATACCAAAGTTAACCCTTGTATCGGAATTATAAATAGTAAAAGAATTAGCATTACCACCACTTGTAATTTCACCATCAATACTATTACCACCTTGCACAATTAATGTTTTACCTAAACCACTTAATTTATCTTCAATTGCTATTTTTCTATCATTTTGATTACCAAATTGAATTGTTGTAGCAGTTGTAGTAAATGCAGTTATACCAATTCCTAAACCAATACCGTTATCTTGAATTAATGAATTAGTCATTGCACTTGAAGCATCTAATTTTTGTATATAATTCGTTGTTCCAGTAAATGAAACTGAACCACCACCACCTAATGAAACTGAACCATCAGCCATTAAGAATTGATTACTTGTACCACCAGCTTTTATAAAAGCATTTGCAGTTATATTTGTTGTAGTTGTATTACCTCTATTTGTTACTGATTGAAGTGTATCAGTTTCAGTTGTAAGATAAGTATTACTATCAATACTACCATCAGCTTTTAAGAATTGAGTTGCTAAACCACCAGTTTTTATATAACCATTTGTAGTTATAGTAGTTGTAGTTGTTGTACCTCTATTTGTTACCGCTTGAAGTGTATCAGTTTCAGTTGTAAGGTAAATATTACTATCAACACTACCATCAGCTTTAAGGAATTGACCAGCTGAACCACCACTTTTAATATATCTACCATCTAAAGTTAAATCACCGTTATTAGCTAATGACATTTTAGTAGCTAAAGTTTGAGTAATACCACTTGTATTAATTAATCCTAATTTAAAATCAATTGTACTTGTACCATTACCAACACCAGCACCAGTTTGTAAGATTAAATTACCACCATTTGAAGCAATAACATTTGAAATAAAATATGAACCCGTTCCACCTATATATAATTTACCATTACCACCAGCAATACCCTCTAATGAACTTCCCAAACTTGTAGCTACTTGAACAAAAGCACCAACACCACCAGTTTGTTTATATACATTTGCCGCTAAATTAGTAACATAAATATCACCATTTAATTTAGTTATACCTCTTGCATTACCACCAATAAAAGGTATTGAAACAAATGCACCAATACCACCAGTTTGCATAAATATACCAGCATTATGAGCAGTAGCATAAATATTACCATTCAATTCTTCTAAATCTACCCATTCTCTTGAAGTTTCACCTAACCCAACAAAAGCACCTACACCACCAGTTTGTTTATATATATCACCAGTTGAAACACAAGCATATACATCACCATTAGTTGAATTAACTGCAATACCTCTCCATTGTCTTGAAGTTTCACCAATTGCAATAAAGTTACCTACACCACCAGTTTGTTTATATATATCACCACCACCAACAACTACATATATATCACCAGCTGAATTGCTTGCCATACCCATATAATTTCTTGAAGTTTGTGCTAATGAAACAAAAGCACCAACACCACCAGTTTGTTTAAAAATTTGTGAGGGTGAAATATTACCAGCTAAATATACATCACCATTAGGTGCAACAGTAGTACCCCAATAAATTGTACCAGTAGAGGTACTTGTAAAAGTTATTGCACTTGAAGATAATCCATTACCACCAGCAATAGTTAATGATTTACCATCACCACTCAAATTAGTTTCAACTCCAATACTTCTATTACTTTGACTACCAATATTAACAGTATAACCAGTTACATTAGTTGTAGCGATACCTAAAGCAGTTGCATTATCATAAATCAAAGAATTAGTTAAAGCACTTGAAGTATTTAATTTTTGTATAAAGTTTGTAGTTCCAGTAAATGTTACAGTAATTGCACTTGCAGTAGTTACACTACCATCAGCTAAAAGAAATTGTTGATTAGTACCACCACTTTTAATAAAAGCATTTGCTAAAATACTTGTTGTAGTTGCTGAACCCCTTGTAGTTACTGATTGAAGTGTATCAGTTTCGGTAAATCCAGTTATATATACATTACTATCAACACTACCATCAGCTTTAAGAAATTGATTAGCAGTACCACCACTCTTAACAAAAGTATTTGCAGTAATTGAACCATTTATGTTAAAATCACCAGTAAGTGTATCACCAGTTCTACTTACCCTATCCCAACCTATTTGTAGGATTGAATTAGCAGTTGTACCGCTTGCATATAGCTTTACATCAGCCGTATTTAAAGCCATTTCACCTAAGTCAATATCAGCACTTGTAGGAATTTTCCCAGCTACATTTGACCTTTTAATATATATTCTATTTGCCATAATTAATGAAATTAATTAACTTATATAAGTCAACTATATTGTTATAAATATAAAAAAAGCTATCCAAAAGTGAATAGCTTCTTAAATTAATTAATTTGAGTATTTATATTATTTAATATAACCCACCATCTATAATGAAAGTTGTTGAACCATCAGCTAATAAAAATTCGTTATTTGCACCACCTAATTTAACAAAAGTAGTTGCAGTTATACTACCAGCATTATTTACCATGAAAGTACTTGTAGCACCAGTATTTTGCGTTTGAAATACTATGTTTGTATCATCAGCAAAACCTTGTATTGTTAATGCACCTAATACATTGTTAGTAACTATTTGTGGTGATACTGAATTGTTATAAGCACCTTGTAAATTAGTTGTTGAAGTACCACCAGCACTACCAATAATTTGACCTAATTTGTCAGCTTTAAAGAATTGTGCTTGTGTAGTATCACTTAAATCAGTTGCACCAAATGCAACCGCTATAACACTTACTAATAAAGCATTCTTATCTAAGTTAGGGAATAATACAAATGATTCTCTACCAACCATTGCAATAGCACCTAATAAAGTATTATATTGATTTTGACCGTATTGAACTACATAACCACCATTAGGAACTAAAAATATATACTGCATTGAAGCACCACTAACAATAGGAGTTATTACACCACCAATATCAATTGAATTAGGGTCAATTGCAGTTATAGTTGTACCAGTACCACCAGTTTGTGTACGATAAACAAAGTTCATTGGTATTTGTGCTGGTATAAATAATTCATTTGGTGTAGTTTTGGAATTATGTAAATTAATACCGTTACCAATCACATTACCACCAGTTGTATTTACAGTTAAATTAATTCCATTAGCTTGTGCATATACACCGTTATTGATATAGTTAAATGCTTGAAATAAATCTCTATGTTGCGCCAATGGTGAAGTAATAAAATCGGGTTCATTTGCTACAACTGTTATTAAATTATTTGGGTGTCCTAATTTACCTAACCATATTTTAACCTTACGTTCAGTTGAAGTAGGAAAAGTATTTTGAAAAGTAATACCACTACCATCTAACATAACATAAGTAGCATCACCAGTACCTAAAGTAGTTACAGTTAAACCAGTTGCACCACTATAATTAACATAAGTAAAAGCTGGTATAGCTGGATTACTTTCGTTATCAACTATGTAACCAGTTATAGGAGCGATATTTATTCTTGTAGTTGAATTGAAAGTGATTCCAGTACTAAAATTTAATACACCAGTAGTACCTTGTGCAACTAACCATTCTCTATTTGCTGATAAGTCATAAGCATTACCATTAATATTTAAAGTTGTACCAGTTGTAGTAACACCACCTATTGCAGTTAATGATTTATTTTTCCATAATTGAGTTGAAGCTTCATAAGCTAATATATCATTGTTAGTTATAGCACTTATAGCTACATCAGTTAATCTATCTACTTTAAATGTATAAAGTATATTAACTAATATAATTCCTTGTACTGCGTGAGCATTAACAACAGTACCAATAAAAGTAACTTGATTAGGTGAAGTTGGTATAATTGTTGTTAAACCACCACCACTAAAAGGTGATAAGTATAATCTATCACCATCAACAAAAGCACTTGTATTTAAACCACTTGCAATACCATCAGTTACAACTATACCAGTTCCATTATTTGCAATTGTTTCTAATGTTATACCAACCGCTAATGAAGTTGTTACGGCAGTATCAGCTAAAGCTAAAGCAATTGTAGGTCTTGCACCTTGCCCACCAGTTATATAAACTACTGAACCTTTAGGAATAGATACACCAGTTTTATTTGTAGCTAAAACTGATAATGTTTCATCAATTGGTAATTCAACTACTTTATTATTTATATCAACACCTATGTTTCTTGCAGTACCAGTAAATAAAGTTATTCCATTAAGAAATAAATCATTATTAACAGTTATACTATTACCAGTTAAATTACCAAAAATATTTGTATTTGCTGATATTGATACTAATGAACCATCATCAAAGATATTACTATTTGTTAAACCACTATTACTATCAACTTTTTGTAAGAAATTAGTAGTACCAGTTACACT